GTAGTCTTTGTTTCTTTTCTTACGACAGGTGTGGCAGTCTCGCCGTCCGTCTGCGTAGAAATACGTGTTCGCTTCGTCATACAGATGTCCTTCGCTGCATTGGTTCTTGTTTTGATTATGGTGTCTGCCCCGTGCAACGGTGTCTTGGCAGTTTTCTTTTTGTGTACCTGCTTGTAGATGAAACGGGTTGACGCATCGTGGGTTATCACACTTGTGTCTTACGACTTCAGGGTAGTAACCGTATGTGATGAAGAAACTAAAGCGGTGTGCTGCTTTGTTCTTCCCTTTGTGGTAAAAGTTTCCGTACCCTTCATGGTTCTGTCTTGCTATCCACCACCAGCATTTTAGGGGATGGGTGTACGCTACTTTTTTCCAGAACCTTTCCAAGTCTTTGTGTTCCACTGTCTCCATTGGTTACCACCATGTTGTAGCGAGTAGTCGTATAGAAGTTTCGCTGCTTTTAGGTTAGTGAATGGGTCTAGCAGATCGGAGGATTTGTGTACTAATTTCTTGTTTCTTAAGTAAGTAATCCAAGAGTAGTTGTTGATCTGGGTAAGTCCATAATCCGATGACCAGACTGTCCCATCTGTTCTACGGTTGTGCCCTATGGACTTGGGGTTGCATCGGGACTCACGGTAAATGATGTAGTCCAGTGTTGGCAGGTCTTTCTTTTTGAAGCCCACCTGTAGGGCTAGTGCCATTGCTTTCGGACATTTGAATCCGTTAGAGGCGATTGTAGGGGTGGATAAGAGGAATGTTGGAGCAGCGATTAGGGCTGCGATTAAGGGGGTCAGAGTGCGTTTCCGCATGGTGGCTCCTTTCATAGACGGCAAGGGTTAGTTTGTTTCCATAGACCTCCAAGTGTTAAACGGATTAGATGAGTCTAGCAGGGAAGAACGAACAACTTGCTTCGCTCAATGAGGCGTGTTGTATCAGGCGCATACGAAGACGGAGTTCCTAACTGCCATGCTTCATCGTAATCCATCCAGCCCCATATCTCACAAACCCTGAACTCAGGTGGCTGAGGGTAAGCAACAAAAAGTTTTAGACCCATACCTAATTGGTGTTTGCGCACTGCTGCTGTAGTGCCTTTGCGCACCCGACGTACTTCAATGTTAGTGCCAACGTCGGGAACACTTTTATATTTAGAATGTTCGGTGCCAGACCATACGTGCCCCGACCAGTAGTGGTTAATTGCTTTAGCAACAGCAAGTTCCGCTATACACGCTGCTACCTGTGCTGTTCGGTTGTCTTCCATCAGTTCCGCTTTGTAGTGCGACGCATCTTTTTTATTCCAGTTCGCCGTGAACCTGCGGATACCAATGGAGCAAGCCCATTCATATTCCCAAGGTTCTAACGTAACTATAGTTGTCATTCGTCCTCGTCTGTTTCTTCGTCGCATATGCAGTCACAGGCTTGTTCACCGCACCCACCTTCACATGGGTACTCGCCACTACAAGAACTACAAGGACCCGATTCCCAAGTGAAGTTAACGCTACAAGTACAACCCATCAGTAACCTGCTTCCTTAAGTAAGTCAACCAGTTGGCACACGGGCATGATTGCATACCAGTCTTTCACCTTGGTGGTGCCACGACGCTTCGCAATGACAGCACCAGTACCAGCGTTGGCGTTCACCATCTCTTCTTCCAGTTCTTTTAACCATGCAGACAGGGTGATCTTGGCGTGGTCTTTCACTTCAAACACGATTGGTCCACACCCTGTGATGTCACCCTTATCAAGGTTGCCATGCAATGCACGACGTTCAGCGTAAGGGAACCCGTTATCTTTCAGGTAGTTGACAACTGCTGTCTCTGCTGCTGTGCCTTTTTGTTTTGCTTTGCTCATAGCCCATCTTTCTGATTCTCGTATTCAGCAAGGGCGTATTCAACTTTGCCTAACTCACGAGCCAATACTTCTGCCGTTCTACGCCAGCGTGAAATGTCTAACAGTAAAGCATTTACGTCTTTCACCATGTTGTATGCACCGTTAGCCTGTTTAATCAACTGACCCAAGTCATACTGATGGATACGCACATATCCATCTTTGTCTATGTCAGGGTAATAATCACCGATTCTTATTTCGTTGCTCATTCTTTTTCTCCTTGTCCCATAAATCTTGGAACCATAAGTCACCGTAAACTTCCCAAGGGTGCTTGCCCATACTGATACAGAAGCGGTCAGCCCACCCGATAGTCACACCAGTCTCGCCATAAGTTTTCTCTAGCCGAGCCTTATTAGTTTTCTTGCTCTCGTCTAGGCAAGCGAGGATTGGTGCTAACGGTAAACGTGGGCGTGGACGGTAACGGGTGGCATTGTATTTGCTACCTACTTCTTTGCATAGGTCACAACGACATCCATCTCGTTTGTATGTGTTTAGTTTCCCATGTCTTAAGTTCAAAACGGTTGTGGCTCCATCGCCTTGTATGCCTCACGGTTGAGCAGGCGACGGAACAACTCTGAACGGGAACACTTCTCGTGCTCGCATAGCATCTCAATGTATTGGAGTTGCTTGCTGGTAAGTCGTAGCCCAACGATCTTGACTGATGGTTCAAGCGAGTCGGGGTCAACGGTTCGTTTGTTAGCCATCATGCACCTTCCTTAAACTCTTTGAGTTCTTTGAACGCTGCACGTAGGGCTGGGATGTCGGAGTCTTTGATGTCGCCGTTCCAGTCTAAGCCTGCGTTTTGTGCCATGACTTCTGGTGCGATGCCTGCCTTGGCGCAAGCAGCCTGTAGTTGCTGGCGTTGCTCGTTGCTGATAAACCCGTCTGTTGCTGGCTCAGGCTTAGGTGCTGCCTTAGGTACGGGCTTGTTGGTTGGTGTTGGACTAGGGCTATTCTCCAAGTCCTCCCATTCGGATTTTGCCCAAAGGCTGGTTGCGAATCCGAAACGCATACTTGCGTTCCTGAGAAAATCGCTCACAAGTTCCTTGTCCCGATCGGGTTTGTTCGCTTCAACTGAACCAACACCCAGCCGTGCTTGTCCTAAGACAGTGAGTTCGCCCCACATGGTAGCCATGCCGTTCTCAACATGGATAGCAGGTCGCCCGTCTTTCCATTCAATCGGTACCCAACGCCAGTTCGGGTCGGTTTCAATCAAAAATTTTGTGATGTCAGCGTGACCGACAAAATCCAAATGGATTGTCCCACCAGTTTTTGTTTTGCGTGGCAACTTGCCAACAATTTTCGGGTCAGGCACCCCATACTTAGTGAGGATGTTTGATAGTGCTTGCTTATTATCTTCCATTATCTAGCCCCTTTCAAGAGCAATGTACGTGTTGTTGTTTGTCGTGAGAATTCTTTTGCAATGTCAGGGCAGGCTGCTTTGAACGCCTTGATGTCAAGGCTGTCCCTCGTCTGTCCCTTCCAAGTCGCAACGACTGTACCGTTAACGGTACCAGTATCAGCGTCGCCAAGCAACTCGCAAAGTTCTGCTTTTAATTGATCTTCAAGTTCCTGATAGGACTTAAGTTCTGCTTTAACGTGCTTAAGTCGTGCAACAAGTTCAGTTGCGTCGGAGGGTAACTCAACTGTACGTGCCTCAGGTTTAGCGTAACGGCGGTTAATCGTTTCGTATGACCACTTGACTCCTGCTGGTGTCATGTCCATGTCAATAGCGTTCAACCAAAGTTCTACTGCCTTGATGTGCTCTTGCTTCTCAGCGTCAGGCACAGGCTGTACGTGCAGGTGAAGCGACAACGACGGGTCAAAGACTGCCCATGTCACCTCATCTACGTCAGCACAGATGGCTTGCTGTACACCTTGGATACGCCAGTAGTCAGGCAGTTGCCCCTCCCAAGGACGGGTAGTGGTTTTGATTTCCAGCACCTTACGGATGTCACCGTCCTCGTGGAAGCCGTCAAGGGTGGACACCATACGTGCACCACCGTCTGTGTTGACCACAAACATTTCTTCGGGTGTATCAAAGGTGATACCAAGTTTGTCGGCTGCCCATTCCAACACGAATGGTTCAAGACGGTTGCCTCGTTCCATTGCAGGGTTGGGTG